CGACCATAGGTTATGGACACACTAAGGGTGTCTATCTAGGGATGGCTTGCGCCCAGACAGAAGCACAGGAATGGCTGGAGGAGGATCTGGCTTATTTTTCCAAGATCGTTGGGGACCAGGTTCAGGTCCCTCTTAATGAGAACCAGTTCTCGGCTCTGGTGTCCTTCGCATTCAATGTAGGTGCTTTGAACTTCATCTCCAGCACCCTGCTCAAGCTTCTGAACCAGGGAGATTATAGCGCTGTTCCCGATCAACTCAGGAGGTGGGTGTTTGGACGAGACCGAAAGACCAAGGCCAAGATTAAATTGGGTGGCCTGGTGAGAAGACGAGAGCTGGAAGCGGCCCTCTGGGAAAGCAAATGACTGATTACAGAGCCTTACTGCTGAACTCGGTCGCCTCAGATCCAACCCGCACCCTGACTCTTAGGAATAAGTGGGTTGCGGACTGGAACAGACGGATCAAGGCTCTGAAGTCAGTGGTGCTGAAGGCCATAGTCGAGCAGGATGTGTTTGGCTTAAAGGAGCAGGAGCACTTCCTACAGGTTCAGGAAGATCTGCCTGTCCCAGAGCCCAGGAAGTTTGCTTATCGGTACAGTCAGCAGAAGGTTGAGGCGTTCATGGCGTGGCTGAAGGAGATGGAATCCAGAAGTCTACTGGAGATCATCCAACGACCGGGCACCCTACGGCCTGAGGGCGAGCCTTGGTCTAACCTATATGTTCGCTCGGCCTACCAGCGTGGCCTGGAATATGCCCGGACGAACATAGCTTCCCGGAGTGCTGAGATTGCGGCTGGTATGGGTTTGAAGGTTCCCCTTCCTCCTTCCTTCAAGTCTACCGGTGCGGCAATCTCAGCACTACTACATCAGCCCTTTCATGCCGATAGACTGGCTTTGGCCTACACCAGGGTGTTCGATGAGCTCAAGGGCGTCACTGCAGCGATGGATCAGCAGATCAGTAGGGAGCTGGCCAAGGGGATCATGGAGGGTCTGAATCCTAGGGACATCGGGGAGAGGATCGGGGACAGGATTGAGGCCATTGGCGCTACCAGGGGCAGACTCATAGCCAGGACCGAGGTCATCAATGTCCACGCCCAGGCTGCACTGAATGAGTACTATTCCGCTGAGAAGACCACCGGAGAGGTGGTGCTGGTACAGTGGAAAGCTACCCACGATAGCAGGGTCCGAGAGAAGCACCTAGACAGGGACATGGGGGTATACACCAAGGAAGAAGCCTATGCACTGATAGGCGAGCCGAACTGCAGATGTGCCTTGTTGCCATACATACCGGCTGTCCAGGGGATGCCTGCTAAGGCCACTGCTGCTGCCAGGAAGGTCTGCAAGTCTGCTATTGAGGATCTGGATGAGCGGGAGAAGAAGCTGCTGGAGAAGAAGGCTGAGCTGAAAAAGCTAACTTGGAATCCTCCTGAAAAGTTTAGTGAAGACTGGTGCTTGGCTAAATTTAAGGAGTTTGGGTTTCATTCAATTGCTAATCATCGAGTGAATAAAGAGGTATTTCAGAAAGCTGTAAACGGATGTGGAGAAGATTTAGTGGGTTTATTTAATCGTTATCCTGGGTTGAGAGTGGTGCTTGAGAATTTAGACAGACAGGTTTCCGGGTATGTAACAAGGAGTCTAGATTTTTATCCAGGAGACACACTTCCAGCAGCCTTAGTTTCTAATGCAAGTGGTTTGTATTCTGTAGGTTCTATTAGCCTTTCCACCAGATATAAGGATTTTCACAAGGGTCCTGGTCCCTATAGCGTTGGGAGAGGAGATGCAGGAGATCCTTATAATGGAATATCTATTCTAAGGCATGAGTTTGGGCATTTTCTTCACGATTTTATATCAAAAGAAATGAAGCAGGAGTGGGAGAGTATTTTTTCTTCTCTTGGCGGCATTGTTACAGAGGATAGGCGAAGACAAACTGCTAATAATCCAATAACGACTTTGATATCTCCCTATGCAGCCACTAACCACTCGGAAGGTTTCGCTGAATCATTTGCAATCTATGTGAATGAGGAGTATGGAACTGGTAACAGAAAGAGGTTACCAGACCAAGTCGAGAAATTTTTTAAGAAAGTTTTAGACCGATGAGGATTCGTTGTAAGTGTGAAATAAGAGAGTGCAAGAATTTTCTTGGAGTAATTTTAGAGGACCCAAAAGCTGAGGAAACTGGGCAAATTTATTATTGCTTGGCTTTTCCTAACGGGATTCCAAATGAGATTGCATATGGCAATAACTTCCACACCGATCCTTACTCGGGAGACAACGGCATTCAGTTTGAGCCAAAGGAGAAATAACCATGCCAATTCCAAAACCCAAGAAGGGTGAGAAGGAGAAGGACTTCATCAGTCGTTGTATGGGTGCCATAGGGGACGAGTACAAGGACAAGGACCAGGCTGTTGCTGTCTGTTACCAGTCCTGGAAGGACAAGTCCAAGCCCAAGGCAAATGGTGCGGTGGTCCTGGCGGCTAACATCGATCCTGATCTCGTTCGGGAGGAGGTCCTAGAGGGCACGGCTTACAAGGTTGCCCCAGTGGTGATGGCGGTTGAAGGAGTTATGAATGATATCTTCTACCCAGCTGAGGAGCTCGGTAAGTTTGTCTCCTCCTGGGATGGTCGCCCTGTCACCCTCTATCACCCCAAGGACGAGCAGGGTGAGTTCATTTCGGCTAACAGCCCATCTGTGGCGGAAAGGACCAAGCTTGGCCAGCTCTACCATACCAGATTTGAGGAGGAGACTCTTAAATCAGAGGTCTGGATTAACATCCCGAAAACAAGCCGAGTCCGACCGGAGGTGCTTGAGTACCTTGGAGGCACAAAGGACCGACTGGAAGTGTCCACCGGCCTGTGGGGGGAAGTCGAGAAGAATCCTGGGGAATTTAATGGGACCAAGTACAGCTACGTTATGCGTAACATTAGGCCAGACCACCTGGCACTTCTCCCAGGTGGAGAAGGAGCCTGCAGCTGGAAGGACGGGTGTGGGCTGAGGGCCAATGAGTGTGTGGTTGCCAACATAACTGACACTCAGCTCAGAGAGGCTTTGGTAAAGGCTCTAACATCTCTACCATCCAGATCCAAGCTGTGTTATATAGTGGAAATCGACCTGAGCAAGAAGCAGGTCATTTATGAGGAGTACCTTTCAACCGACGGAAGCTCCAAGCTTTATCGTCGTGGGTATACAATGGAGAATGGAGTGGCTACCCTCTCCAACGATCCAGTAGAAGTAGTCAGGGTGGTCTCTTATGAAACAGTTAAGACGAATGAGAAAGGAGTACAGAAGATGGACAAAAAAGAGGAGATGGTCCAGAAGATCATCGATGATCCGAGGACCAAGTTTGAGGAAGGCTGTCGTGGGTTTCTGAACGCACTGGAGGAGGATCAGCTGGATCGGCTCATCCCTCCGGACAATGTCATCGTGAAGCCCGCCGAGGAGCCCAAGACCAATCTCCAGCAAACCGTGGATAAGGCGACCAAGGACTCCTTCCAGCCTAACCAGGACGATAAGAAACCTGTCCCACCGGCTACTGCTGAGGAATGGCTGGCAACTCAGGAGCAGATGCCCAAGGAAGTCCGGGACAGCATCCTGGAGGGGATCGCGCTCAACACTATGCAGAGGACAGAGATCATCGAGTCCATCTCCAAAGATCCTCGCAACACTTTCACCAACGAGCAGCTCCAGGCCAAACCCACTTCTGAGCTCAAGGCTCTGGCTGCTTTCGTGAAGCCGCTGAAGGAGGGCGAAGAATCTGCCGGATTCTTTGGTATGCGCGCAACCCCATCTGCCAATGGAAATAAGGACAAGGAGCCGGACCCTTTGCTGGTCCCTGATTTGGCTGAGATCTTTCAGAAAAACCACAACAGCAAGTAAGGAGGTGAACAAACATGGCCTACAAAACCATTTTCCTGCGTAATGCCGAGTTCTGCCCCAGGGAAGAGGCCGTTGCGGCAGAGGCTGGGATCTATCCGGGAATGTTCCTGGACATCGACAGCAACGGCAAGTTTGAGCTCCAGGATGAGTCTGAGACGGTCGGTCCCCTTCTGGTGGCGGATGTTGATGTCCTTCAGGGTAAGACCATCTCGGATGCCTACCCCGTCAGCACCCAGGTGTTGGCTCGTTGGGTTGGGATCGGGGCTGAGATTTACGCCTATGTTGCCCCCGGCCACAACGTTGCCAAGGGAGCACTGCTGACCTTCGCAGGCTATGAGTCTCCTGGGGCTTTGGGCAACGCCCAGCAGTCTTCGGCCCAGCTTGGCACTGGTGTCCACTTCAAGGCTCTGGAAGCCAAGGACAACAGCTCCGCATCTGCTGCTGCTCGTATCCGCGTTCAGCGCATTCGCTAAGAGAGGAGGTGATACAACATGAAGCAAAAACCGTCTTTGGTAACTGCTCCGTTCACTGTTAACGCCAGCACCGGGGAGGTTGTGCACGGCACCCAGCACCTTATGAGCAATATGAGTGCGGGCGCCATGTCGGCTTTTATGAACATGGGCATGAATCCTCAGGCTCTTCGGCCTTGGGTGAATCTGGACCGCTCTTCCATGGCTGTCCGGGCCAATCTCATGGATCTGGCTCTTCAGGCCAATGACGCTGGACTCAATGTTGACCAGTTTCTCGGGAACATCGATGCCTATGTCACCGTCAATGGCAAGAACTACCGAGTCAACGCTGCCACCCTCCTGAAGGACGAGTGGAAGCAGTACGACGATGTGGTGCTCCGGGTGGCCCAAGAGCGTCTGGTCGGCGTCGGTGACCTCCTCTCTCGTGGGCTGGTCTACAACGTCCCCAATGCTCTCGGCACCACCGTGCTTGAGTATGAGCATGTGTCTGATGTTGAGGCTGCGCAGATGAGCATGGATGCGATGACTCGTGGAAGGGCAGATCTTCCCGAGTTCACCATCAACTATCTGCCCCTGCCCATCGTCCACGATGACTTCTACCTCACCATTCGTCACCTGACCGCCAGCCGCAAGCGTGGTACTCCCCTGGACACTCTCCGAGCGGAGATGGGCACCAGGAATGTTACTGAGTATATCGAGAACATGCTGTTCAACGGTCCTGGTGGTGCTGCTTCGGCCACTACCTTTGTCTATGGCGGCGGGACCATCTACGGCTACCGCAACTTCACCTCCGTCAACACCTACACCACTATGGCAGACTGGGGTTCCAGCGGCATTACTGGGGAGGAGGTCCTGAAGGACGTCCTCAACATGAAGCAGGCCCTCATTGATGACAACCACTACGGCCCTTACATGATCTATATCCCAACGGCCTACGAGACTGTGTTGGACGATGACTTCAAGTCCAACAGCGACAAGTCCATCCGCCAGAGGATCATGGAGATCAGTGGTATTGAGGGGGTCAAGGTCGCAGACAAGCTCTATGATGACAACGTCATCATGGTGGAGATGCGTCCCGAGAATGTCCGGATGGTTGTTGGCTTCCAGCCCATGATGATCGAATGGAATAGCATGGGTGGGATGCAGTTCGAGTACAAGATCATGGCCATCATGGTTCCTCAGTTCCGGGCGGACGCCAACGGTAACTGCGGCATCATCGTTGGTACCACCAGCTAGAGCCAGCTGCTGAGTGTGCTCCAAGTATGGAGGAGCGGTTCCCTACCCTAGGACTGGCGAGAGTGCCCAGCCCTAGGATCAACTCCTTCGCCTACAGAAAAGGATAATACATGTTGACTTACAGACGGAAGATCGGTAGCGGAAAGTTGATTATGCAGCGGAGAGAAGGTGGCCACAAAGCTCGTATGGCCAGCCGCAAGGTGCTGTATCCTGGGGATGAGCTCACGGTGGCCTGTAAAGAGGAGCTCCCGGGCTGGCCCTCCCAGATCCACGGATGGGAGCTGGTGGAGGGTTATCCCGAGAAGGAAAGGGTCCCGAAACCCAGCAAAGCATTCCAGGGAGTGACCGAAGCTCTGCCAAATGCCAAACTGCAATGCCTTCGCCAAGGCTCCAGCAACCGTTGGAAGGTGGTCATTCAGGAGCCGGGACTCAACTACACTGACGGAGATGTGGTCCTCCCAGTAGGAGCCAAGGTCCATCCCGGTTTCCTCACCCAGGAACGCGCAGAAGCTTGGGCAGCCAACGGGTGGGATGCCCTGGGAGGAGGAGAGTAGAGAAAGATGTCGCTGGAATGGGAGAAAATACCCAAACCATGGCCAGGGGAGAGGGTCTTTGTAGTAGGAGGTGGGCCCAGTCTTGAAAACATGCCCTGGGGCATTCTACGTGGCAAAAACGTGGTGGCCTGCAATGCTTCGGCCTTCCTCATCCCGGAAGGGATTGCCCAGTGGGGGATCTTTGGGGACAAGCTTTTTTTGCGTCACTTCCGCAAGGAGCTGAGAAGCTATGTCTCAAAAGGAGGACAGCTCATCAATGCCACAGGCAGAAGGCCCACAGAGGAAAACCACTGGATGCTGCAGGTCAAACGCTTAAACGGTCGAAAGGCCTGGGGGCTGGATACAGATCCCTGGGTTCTTCGCTGGAATCGTTCTACTGGCGGGTGTGCCATAGATGCTGCCTTCCATCTTGGTGCTTCGGAGATAGTGCTGCTGGGGTATGACATGTCGATGAATGGGGAGAAGCACAATTGGCACCAGGCTTATGATCCTCATTATGTTGAACGCAACAAGAAGACAGATTCCATCTGGATGCCCAGACCTTCTCCCACCATCTACAGGGAGATGATGTCCAGGGCTTTCAACGACATCAAGCGGGATGCAGACAAGTATGGGCTGAAGATATGGAATGCTAATCCAAAAAGTAAACTTACCACATTCGAGTTTACTGCTGTGGACGAGATGCTGGAGTAGGACATGGGTGGAGTGATCAAAGTTGGAAAGTCTGATGGTAAGTATGGGAAGTGGCTTGACTGGTTCAAGCCCGAGATTCGAGAGGAATATGACTCTCTTCCAAGGGTATTCCACAACCAGACGGTATTTGTCCTAGGAGGAGGTCCAAGCCTGAACCACACCAAGCTGGACCTCATAAAGAAGCGTCCCGTGGTGGGGTGCAACGATGCCTTTCGTCTTGGTACATGGGTTGACTGGTGTGTATTTGCAGACAGGCGCTGGTTCGGCTGGAATGAGATTGAACTAGCAAAGTGGCCAAACCGAGAAAGGGTGGTGTGCTGTGTACCCCAGCTACTGGAGAAGAGAAACACAGACTGGCCATGGCTCAAGATCCTCCGCAGGGATGAGGCACGCTTCGGCCTATCGGTGGAGCAGGACACTCTCTGCTGGAATCGGGGATGCGGCGGCACTGCTATTAACGTTGCTTATCTTCTTGGTGCTGCCCGTATTGTACTGCTTGGCTTTGATATGCGGGTGGTTGATGGATCGCACAACTGGCACAACTACCACCAGAAGGAAGAGCGGGCGAGGATCTACCAAAGCAGCATGATGCCCTTTCTGAAGCCCATGAGTGATGCTATGAAGGTCACCGGACTTCAGATCGTAAATGCCACCCCTAAGAGCGCCCTCAATATCTTCACTCACCTATCCCTTGAAGAAGTCCTGGCGATGGGGTGGTGACTATGAAATTCATTTCCAGGACATACCGAGAGATGATGCAGGAGATGCTGGCCG